GGTTTCGCCTCGATCCCGCGTCCGGAAATCCCTTCGACGATGGCTTCGGCCAGCGGGTGTTCCGATCCGGATTCAAGACCCCGGACAAGCGCCAGCATGTCGGTTTCAGCAATTTCCCCGAAGGTCACGACATCGGTCAGGGTCGGCTTGCCTTCGGTCAGCGTCCCTGTCTTGTCGACGACCAGAACATCGACCCTTGCCATCCGTTCGAGCGACTCGGCGTCCTTGATCAGAACGCCTGCCTGCGCGCCACGGCCGGTGGCCGTCATGATCGACATCGGCGTGGCCAATCCCAGCGCACAGGGGCAGGCGATGATGAGAACCGAAACCGCCGAGACAATGGCAAACACGAAGGCCGGATCGGGACCGATCAGCATCCAGATCACGAACGCCAGGACAGCAACGATAACCACCGCCGGAACGAAATAGGAGGCAACCCGGTCTGCGAGCCCCTGGATGGGGGCGCGGGATCTCTGCGCCGATGACACCATGGCAACGATCCGCGCCAGCATGGTCTCGTCACCGACCTTCTCGGCCTCAACGATCAGCGATCCGTTCTTGTTCAGGGTGCCGCCGGTGACATGATCGCCTTCGGCCTTCTCCACCGCAAGCGGCTCGCCGGTGAGCATGCTTTCATCAACCGAACTGTGGCCCTCAACAACGATTGCATCCACCGGGATGGCTTCGCCAGGACGAACCCGCAGCCGGTCTCCGCCAACAATGTTTTCCAGCGGCGCATCATACTCCTGGCCATCCGGCAGGATGCGGCGGGCGGTCTTGGGCGCCAGATCAAGCAGTGCGCGGATCGCATCACCGGTGCGTTCGCGGGCTCTCAGTTCAAGCACCTGGCCGACAAACACCAGCGCGATGATCACCACGGCCGCCTCGAAATAAACCGGCATGTGGCCGCCGGCCATCTGCAGCCCGGCTGGAAACAAATGCGGCAGAAAGGTCGCGACAGTGGAATAGAGATAGGCCGCGCCAACGCCGATCATGATCAGCGTCCACATGTTCAGGTTCCAGGTCTTGATCGAGGTCCAGCCGCGGTGAAAGAACGGCCGCGCCGCCCAGACGACGACGGGTGTTGCCAGGGCAAATTCCAGATACAGGGCAAGCGTTTCGCCAAGCCACTGGCGGACCGGAAGTCCCAGCATCGGCGCCATTGTCAAGATCAGCAGCGGAATGGCAGCGCCGGCGCTGACCCAGAGCCTGCGGGTGAAATCCACCAGCTCATGGTTGGGACCATCGGCCACGCCATCCATCGGCTCCAGCGCCATGCCGCAGATCGGGCAGGTTCCCGGGCCTTCCTGCACGATCTCGGGATCCATCGGGCAAGTGTACATGGCGTTTTTCGGAGCAGTTTTCTTCTTTCTGGCCTTGTTGCCCGAGAGATAGAACCAGGGATCGCGCTCGAACTTGTCGTGGCAACCGGTCGAGCAGAAATGAAACGCGTCGCCCTTGTACTCAAGCGTTGGCTTGCCCTTGTCGAGCGCGACATCCATGCCGCAGACGGGGTCCTTGACCTTGCCATCGCGCGGTACGGTGGCCGCCTCGAACAGCGCGTTGGTGTCGACTTTCGGCTCCTCGCCGTGATCTTCCGGATGCGAGTGATTGCAGTGTTGATGATGGTCCATGATGCCGATCCTTGCTGACTTCAGGCGACCCTAATTCTTCCAGTCACTGGAAGGTCAAGCGATGTTTTTCAAGTTTTTCCGACCTCGGATGGAACCCTCCAGCACGGGAAGGTCGTTTAGTCCACATCAAGATATATGGAGAATGGAATGGCATATTCACGATTTCTGGCGATGATTGCGACATCCACGATCATCATGTACGGCCTGATGTACCTCAACACCTGGGACTCCAGCCATGTGTGGTTCAGCCAGACCAGGATGTGGATGGCGCTGTATATGGGCGCAGCAATGGCAGTGGTCATGCTCGCCTTCATGCTCTCGATGTACACCAACAGGAAAGCCAACATTGCGATCCTGGTCGGATCGGTGATCGCCTTCAGCGCGGGCCTGTACCTGGTACGGAGCCAGGATACGGTTGGCGACGTGGCCTGGATGAAGGCGATGATCCCGCATCATTCGATCGCCATCATGACAAGCACGCGCGCCAATATTTCCGACCCGCGGGTGCGCGACCTGGCGGACGAGATCATCGAGGCCCAGAAGCGCGAGATCGCCGAAATGGAAGCCCTGATCGCCGATCTGAACGGCGGCCCGCCCGCCACACCGGAAATTGACGGCCAATAACACCGGGCTTTGCGGGCATGCAGCAAGTTGCCGCTCGTCGGCCATTCGCGCAAGCCGCACCTTTCCCCGGTCAGGCTGTTTCAACCACTGTCCTGAAAGTCAGGGAAATCCTGCGCGCCCTTTCGACCTTGGCTCCATCGGCCGGTCGCTCAGGCGCGCGGGAATTTCGTGGGTCCATTGGTAGCGCGCGGGCCCCGTCATGGCGAGCACTGACCGCGGCTCGAGAAGGACGGGCAGCTTCTCTCCGCTCTGCTTTTGTCGGAACACCATCTCGCAGGGCGACAACAGGCTCAGCGACACGATGCGCTCACCAAAGCACGGGACACAATCAATATGCGCACGGATTCCCTGCCCGGGCAGATATTCATTTGCAATCACCTGGTCCGGAAACCCGCCCAGAACTCCCGCCGACACCAGCCGGCCTGAGACGGCGCGGAGCCATTCGGGAAGGGGCCCCAGACAGGCATCCGGGCTGACCGCCCGCGCCCTGTAGTCGTAGCGGTACCCGAAATGCTGCACCCGGCGCTTGAGCTCCGCGCTCCATGCGCCCTTGTCCAGGTGCCGGACGAGCACAGCCTCCTCGTCCGGCGAAATGAACGAGGCCACATAGACCGCACCGGGCGGCAAGCCCTTGCAACTGACGTCCAACCCGAACCCATCCCCGACCCGCCCGGTACTTCAATCGACACACAGATCCCAAACACGTCGCCAATGCCGGCACCGCAGGAGCCATTATCTTTCGTTTTCACGAAAGCCCCCTTGCCAAAGGCACAGCCTTAATGCTGGGCGCAGAACCCACCTTAAGACCAGCATGGCCCCAACGGCTGGCTGTAGTTTGTCACCCGGTTCTGCCAGAAAGCGGGAATAGGTGGGTTTAACCGGGAAATGCTTGTAAAACTTGTGAATACAGGGGTTTGAGGACGTAATTCTCAGTCAAACTGTAGGTGGGAACTTGTCGCTCGGTTGTTCCAAGGGGGCACTAGCGTTCGGCCGGGAGGATGGTCGGGGCGGGATTTCGAGGTCCCTTCGAAACAGCTTTGAGGGCGGCTTGAAATGCCGCGCAACACAATCAATACAACAATAACCCGACTTTCAAAGCCCTAGTTTTCACAGGCTACTTCAATTCAAACGATGGCGAACTCCAAATCAAACTAGGAAGTCACTTTGAAATTCAGCATTCAACATCAGAAATGATCTAAAAAGTCCTGAAAACCACAGGTGAGCGTTTCCCAGTATGCAAAATCGCAGCTCATTAATCGGCCTCAAAACTCAGAAGCCCCCACACGCTCCAGAGCATATTTGGGCTTCCGATCGCTTCGTTACATTCTCTCCGGAAAACTGCGAGGAATGAGCGCTTTCAACCCATTGCAGCTGTGCAGTCGGCCCAGCCGCGCTTCCGCTATGTATATGCGCCAAGAGCACGCTTTGCCAGCACACCAGCTCGTGCCATTCGGATCCAAACCGTTCAAGTGGATTCCATTAGTTGATAAAAATCTAAAGTATACCTCTGATGCTTTTGTTAGCAGCCTTTTTCATTTTCCTGATATAGCCCCCTAATCTTAAGCGCACAAAAACTATGGGATTACGCCCTGGAGCAGAATTTTAAAGCTCAATATTTTGAGCGCGCAGCATCTTTTGTGTATTTCGGTGCCATTTATGCTGCGCGCTCTTGAATAAACGAGGACCTCGACACCTTTTTATGTGCTCACCCTCCCTGCTAGTTGATCATGAATTGTGAATAGCCGTTGTGCAATCTCATCCTTGTCTTCGAAGAATTGATGGGGATTATGGCGACAAATGTGGAGCCTCCCTACAGCGGATGCGAGATCATATATTTGGGCTCGAACTTGGGAATTAGACGATTGGTTCTTGCTGTGGAACATTGTGTATCTCCTTGATAGCCTGTTTACGCACTTAATGTGCATCCAATGCGCATCGAATGCAAGGGAAAAAAATTGATGTCCGCTTTCGCTTTCGTCAGGTTTTGAATTTATTTCCTCATATATCTGCAAAGCCAAAATTTATAGAAATTTTGATGAATTTTCATCGAAAAATTGTCACTTTGGCAAAGCCAAATTCAAATCTTTTTATTTTTGCTCAGAGGCTTTTCGAGCTGAAAGTACGCTAGAGGCATTGTTCTGTGTTGAACGTAGATCCTGCTTTAAAGCCAATTTTCGTTGACTCTGCAATTTTCTATGCGCATTGTGTGCGACACAATGGGGCACTGAATACTCGATGGATACGCATATTATGCGCTTCAGTACAGAATTCTCAACATTAGCTCATATTCACCAGACGAGGCAGAGCTATTTTGTTGGGCGGCAGAATTCGCTTGATTACTGGGGCGAGTATCTACCGATCTTGGATCAGTCCGAATCTTTCCCATTGACGAAATTTCAACAAACTTGCGAGAAGCTCGATTCAGGTGCATTTAATGCGCCATGAATGCGTTGCGATGCGACACATTGGAAAGAAGGAGACAACAATGGCAGATAGAACGGACCAGACAGACGGCAAGTTCATGAGGAGAAACATTACCTTGCCTAAAAGCGCAGTCGAGCGGCTTAAGCAATTGCGAAGTCGCACCGAAGCTGTATCCGATTCTCAAGTTATCCGAGACGCGCTAAAGGTCTATGCCGATTACATCCAGAATGCGGCAGAGACTGAATCCGATCCCGTTGACTGATCCAGGAATAGGAGTGCATACGATGGCCGATGAAACCTACAACATTAAACTGTCTGGGGAAGCGCTCGCGGAGATAAAACGTCGCGCCGACGCCGAGGGCATATCAGTTAATGAATATATAAAGCGTGCCGTTGGGTTGCGGGCCTTTTTTGCTGATGAATTGAAATCGCCCGACAAGGACATCCTATTGCGCAACAAGCGGAACCAACAGTACCAAGTTTTGGACGTTTTGGACGGCACAGATGGTTGACCATCTTGAAGGAAATGGCGAGCCACCAGAAAATGAATCTGGTGGCTCAACGATTTCTTCCATCTCAACTTATGTGCCGAAACATAATGTAGAGATTCAGAAAAACAGAACCCGCCAGTTTCTCGCTTTTGCTCTGCTTGGGCTCTTTGCAGCTGAAATTTTCGCAATCATCCTATTGGCCTTCTTTTCCCCAGATCAGATTGACAAGCACGTCCAACTGCTCGCGTATATTGTAACGCCGACAATTACCCTGCTGGGGAATGTTTCGGCATATTATTTTGGGTCGCGAACAGCAGAAAATGAAGTTACATAGTAACAATCGAATTATGCACGACCAACGAGATTGAATTTATCGAAGAACCCTTTAAGTTGCTTTTCATGCAAAATAGGGGGGCTCTTGATGAGTGAAAATCAATTCGAATTGAGAACGTCGCGAAAACTTCGTGAGTTTCTCTCCAACAGGGTAAAATACTACCAGGAAAATCCTGTATCAGAACACGAATATGTCATACTTTTGCAAGAGCTTACGCAAGCCGAAATAATGTTCGTTGAGCAGGAAGCAAGAGTCTTTGACATTGATGTCGACTCATACTTAAATGCACTACTAGAAATGTACGAGTACTATGTCGAAATTACGTAATTTTACCTTAAAGTAGATTGCCTTTTGATAGACTTTAGAAAAACTTCAGTTTTTAATTCTTCGATATTAATATTGTTTTTATACAATCTTGACAAACAATCATCTAATTCTTCGGAATTTTTACATAGCCATATGATGGCGTAGTCCCAATCTCCGGTAACTCTGTATACATGAGAAGCCTCTACGTACGAAGACAATAAAATACCAAGCTCTTCTGTTGCTGCTTGATTTTTTTCCTTTATAAAAGTTATCGCAGAAAGTGTATATCCTACCTTGGAGAAATTAATATCTATAGTAAATCTATTAATAAAATTCTCTTCCGTCAGAGACGAAATTCTTTTGCTTAACGTTGGCTCAGATATTCCCAAATCATTAGCCATTACTTTTCTGGAATCGTTTGAATTTATCTGAAGCCGTTTCAATATCCTTAAGTCTAAATCATCCATTCCAATCAATCCCTTCACCCAAGTATGGCGCGCATCATAATTGGGGCTAAACATATCTACTTTCAACGGAAATATCACGCCTTATTGCTTCCCAAAATATTACGGCCGTCATCTTGCCTAGCGCCCCCGGATTGGTCCGCCGGCCCAGACCACCTTGGCGTGAACGGTGATGCGCTCGTCGGCGAATTCGCGGGTGACCTTTTCCTGTTCGTATAGATCGTTGTCGGAGCGGATCAGGATGTGGCCGTCGGCTGTGACCTGGAGACGTTTGACAAGGAGGGAGCCGTCGATGGAGATGACGAAGACGCCGCCGTCTTTGATTGCCGAGCGGTCGACCGAGATATTTAGGAGCAGGAGGTCGCCGTCGGCGATGGTGGGGTCCATGGTGTCGCCGCTTGCTTCCATGATGCCGGGTCTTGCGCCTTCGGGCAGGTAGCGCGACAGCCAGGCGCGCGGGACGCTCAGATAGGGTTCATTGTCCGATGACAGGGTGAGCGGGCCATCGGGGGCTGATGGCTTGAAGCTGCAGCGTGGGATGGCGACCTGGTCCGTTGATCCCGCCTGAGCCGCGGGGCTGGCGCCTGGGGTCCCCTCGCCTGTGATCAGCCAGTTGATGTCGGCCCCGCATATGGTTCTCACCCGTCGCAGGAAGTCATAGCTGGGTTCGCGCTCGCCGCGGAGATAGTTCCCAAGGGTTCTGCTGGAAACGCCGATTTCTTGCGCGAATTGTTCGAGGGTCTGGTCCTTGCCCACCAAAGACTGGATTCGCTCGCCGACGCCCGGCGCGGTTTGCCTTGTTCTTGCCATTAGTAATCGGAACGTTTGGGGTTTACAAAAACTTCAAATGTTCCTATTCTCCCCACGTTCGCAGAATCCAGTTGTCCAGATTGGAGGGCCAAACCCCTCCAATTTTAGAGTCGGAGCACACTATGCCCGCGACAGACGACAGAGTCGATCAGCTCGTTAAAGAGCAATCCCGCATCAAAGCCAAGCTGCTTGAGGCCGGGCTAACCCTTGCCGAGATCGACCGCATTTACCAGCTCTCGAACGGCACCGCCAGAAACACCATGCGCGAGCCGAACGCCAGAGGTGAGCGTGCGATCGCCGCTGCTCTCGGCACAAGACCACATCTTCTGTGGCCGACCCGCTACAGGCCCTCCGGTCAGCGGCGATCGCCCCAGAATTGGACACGGGTTCCGACGCTTGAGCAACGCCGAAACGAACAGGCGGCCTAGACATGGACCGGGCCTCTTTTCTCTCTCGCCTCGACGCCAACCGGCCGGTCCCGGTCGTCCTGATCTTGCTTATCGGATCGCTGGTTACCGGACTGGCGCTTGGCGTATTCGCCCTCTTGTTTTCCGTAGGAGCGACATCATGAACCGCTTAAGTGAAGACGAACTCCACGATCTCGCGTTCCGGGTGTGCCTGGCATCGGTCAAGCAAGCCTTTCCGCACATCCCCCTCGCAGTCATCATTGATCCCCCGCGCGGTCATTTCGAGGCATCCTTTGCGCGGCAGATCGTCGTCCACTTGATCATCGCCCGCTTCGGCATTCCAAAACGCCGTGCGGGCAAAGTCGTCAATCGAAAAAGATGGTCGATTGGCCGAGCGATGGAGATCGTCGACAGGCGCCTCGAGGAAGTCGAGTTCGAACAGCAGTACCGAATTATTGCGGAACGCGCCGATCACTTGTTCCGGGACGAGCTGCGGGGGGCCGCGTGATGGCGATCTCCAAGTCCATTCCTCTTGAAAGCATTCTCGTGCCTGATCGGCTTCGTGTGGTCGACGAGGACCATGCACAGGCAATCAGCAAGTCGATCGCCGAACATGGGCTTATGAACCCGGTGACGATCCGGCAGACACCCAATGGCGCGCGCACCTACACACTCGTGGCGGGGGCGCACCGACTGCGCGGGATCGAGCTTTTGCAGAGGGACAAGGTCGATGCCATCGTGGTCAAGGCAGACGCCAATGAGGCAGTGCTGCTGGAAATCGCGGAGAACCTGTTTCGCAATGATCTCTCGGTCATGGACCGTGCGGTATTCGTGCAGACCTATCGCGATGTCTGGGAGAAGACGCGGGGACCTATCAACCCAAAAGGCGGACGTCCGAAAAACAGGGACAACCTGTCCCCGTTTTCCGTCTCTCCGCTGGACGCGGTCGCCCAGCAAGCCGCAAGCGGCTTCTCCGCTGCCTGTGCAGACCGACTCGGCGTGTCCCCCAAGGCGATCATGCGCCTGAACCGCATTGCTCAGAACCTGCCGTGCGAAGTTCGCTTGGCCATCAGCGGAACGCCGATCGCCGACAACCAGAGCCAGCTGCTCAAGTTGGCAAGGCTCGACCCGGAAAGGCGCGCCAAGGCGCACATCGCGATCCGCGAAGCCAAGGGCGACTTCGGGGTGGCGCTCAACCTGCTGGACCCGCCTGCCAGAAGGCCCGATCCGGAACTGAAGATCCTGTCGCGGCTGATCGACGCCTGGGAGCGCGCCAAGCCCGCGACCCGCAAGAAATTCCTCACCCATGCCCGTCTCGCGGCCACAGCGAAAGGCGGCCGGTCGTGAGTGACCACCATCCCGACCAGCTGGGCCTGTTCGATACCCGTATCTATCCCGAGCGGATCGAAGCCGGGTCCGTCGATCTCGACCGCTTCCGCTCGGAGATCAAACGGGCGATGTCGCGCGCCATCCGCGAGAGTGGTTATGACCGGCAGACCATCGCGCTTCGTATGGCGCAATATCTGGGCCTGCCGAACCTGTCGAAGACTACGCTCGACGCCTATACGGCCGAGAGCAAGGACAGCCATGACATCAGCCTGCTCAGGTTCTCGGCCTTCGTTCATGCGACCGGCGCCAAATGGCTGTTTGATCTGGTGGTCGCCAAGGCCGGAATGACCGTGCTTGAAGGCTCGGAAGCCAAGCTCGCCGAGATCGCCCGGCTTGACCAGGAGCGGCGCTTGATCAATGCGGAGCTGAGAAAACTGCGCGCCCGTCCGGTGAAACCTAAGGACTGGAGGCGGCGCTCGTGAGGCAGTTCTTCAGCCCGAAGGAAATCGCCGATGCCGCCGGTGTGAGCGAGCGGGCGATCAACCAGATGGCCAGGAAATCGCATTGGCGGCACCAGGACCAGAAAGCCCGCAAGCGGGACGGCCGCGGCGGCGGCTGGGAGTACCATATCTCGCTGTTTCCGCAGGCAGCCCAGGCCCGGTTGATGGTGATCCATGGTGCGCCAGCCAATGCCAACCGGAACAAGCTTGCGGACGCCAGAGCTAAGCTCTGGGCCAGATATGAAGGCCTTTCCAAAGACCGTAAAGCCGCCTGCGAAGCGCGTTTGGAGGTCATGGCCGAAGTGGCGCTGCTGATCACCGGCGGGTTGAGCGAAACGGCGGCGATCGCCATAGCGGCGGAGACCCATCAATTCAGCCCGCGCGCGGTGCGCAATTGGCGCGGACGCATTGCCGGTCACGAGCGGCAGGACTGGCTCGCGGCGCTCGCTGACCAGTATCAATCCACCTCAAGCTTTGCCGAGTGCGATCCGAATGCCTGGGCGGCGCTGAAGAGCGATTTCCTGCGGCCCGAGCGCCCGGCATTCTCTGCCTGCTATCGCCGCATGAAGGCTGCGGCGGGCGAGCAAGGCTGGTCACCGATCCCGGCGGAGCGGGCGCTGCGGCGGCGGCTCGAAGCGGAGGTGCCAAAACCGGTTCAAACCGCCGCAAGGCAGAAGCGCGATCAGGTCAAAAACCTCTACCCGGCCCAGCGCCGCGACCGTTCGATGCTGCATGCCATGGAAGCCGTCAACATGGACGGTCACAAGCTCGATGTATTCGTGATGCTGCCCGGAAAGAAAATGCCGACGCGCGTCATCCTGCTGGCGCTGCAGGATCTCTATTCGGGCAAGATCGTTGCCTGGCGTCTGGCGCCAACGGAAAACAAGGACACCGTTCGCCTGGTCATCGGCGACATGGTCACCAATCACGGCATTCCCGACAAGTGCCTGCTCGACAATGGCCGGGCCTTCGCCTCCAAGTGGATCTCCGGGGGCTCGCCCAACCGCTACCGGTTCAAGATCCGGGACGAAGACCCTCTGGGCCTGTTCACCACGCTCGGAGTCGAGATCATCTGGGCAATGCCCTATTCCGGCCAATCCAAGCCGATCGAACGGGCCTTCCGGGATCTGGCCGAGGATATCGCCAAGCATCCATTCTGCGCTGGCGCCTATACAGGCAACACACCCGACGCCAAGCCCGAGAACTACGCCTCGCGCGCCATCCCCTTTGCCGAGTTTGTCCCGCACGTCGCGAGGATGATCGCCGAACACAATGCGCGGCCAGGCCGCAAGGCCGGCACCGCCAAGGGCCGGTCATTTGACGAGACCTTCTTGGTATCGCTTGAGGATCCAGCAACGCTCATTCGCTGGCCTACGGAAAACCAGCGCGCGCTCTGGCTTCTGGCCGGCGAGCGCATCAAGACCAGAAAAGGCTCCGGCGAGATCGAGATCTTCGGCAACCGCTACTGGAACGCGGCGCTCAATGCCCATGCCGGAGACCATGTCACCGTCCGCTTCGATCCGGATCATCTGACCCAACCCATCCGGGTCTATGACGCCAGGGACAATCTCATCTGTGTCGCCGAGTGCATCGCCGACACCGGCTTCTTTGACACGAGCGCCGCACGCGAGCACGCAGCCAAGCGCAATCAGCTGACCAGGGCGATCCGCGAAAGCGCGCGGCTTCATACCGAACTGTCACCCGACGCGCTAGCGGAGATCTATGGAGTAGGCAAGGCCGCTCCCGTTCCCAAGCCAGAACCGCCGAAATTCAAACGCATCGCGGGTGGCGCTTTGCGGGCGGAACCGCAGGCCCAAACCGAATGGGACGAGCAGTCGGAGCAAGCGTTCTCGCGCGCCATGCGGATGCTTGAGGAAAACGTCGTCGATTTTCCCGCCAAAGGAGAAAAAACGGGCCGCTAAGTGCTGTGTGCGGACCCGAAAAACCAAGCAAGGACAGACCTAGATGAACGACACAGCAACCACAAGTCCGACACAGAACGCGGCATATTCGAACAGCCCGAACAGTGGCTGGGCGCTCCCGATAATCCAGCCCGATATCTCCGGGAACCGGCCAGGACGCGCCGAAGCGGATCTCAAGATCTGGAACATCCTGGTGACCCAAGTTGCCAAGATCGGCGAGATCAACGGCTGGAGCAAGTCGGATGTCGCAGGCCGCATCGACATGCCGACCGGCACTTTCAGCCAATGGTTTTCCGGCAAGTATGACGGCCGGCTCGACACGCAGAACGAGAAGGTCGAGCGCTGGATCGCCGCCGTTGAAGAGATGGCCGGACTGGCAGCAACCGTCCCGGCCAGCCCCGGCTTCATCCGCACACGCACGGCAGGCGAAATCACCGACACGCTGGTGTTCGCGCAGATGATGCCGGATTTCGTGACGATCACAGCGGCGGCGGGAACCGGAAAGACGGTCGCCTGCAGGCAGTTCTCGATCACCCGGCCCAATGTGTTCATGGTCACAATGAGCCCGCACACCAAGACCGTGCATGGCATGCTGGTCGAACTGGCGACCGCGCTCGACGTGACCCAGCACAATCCGGCCAAACTGGTCCGCGCCGTCGGCCGGCGGCTTCTCAACACGGGCGGTGGATCGCTGCTGATTGTCGACGAAGCGCAGAACCTGATCGACAGCGCTGTCGATCAGCTCAGGCACTTTGTCGATATCTATTCCTGCGGCGTGGCGCTGGTCGGCAACGAGGAAATCTACTCACGGTTTTCACGGCACACCGACGGGCCGTCCTATGCCCAGATCAAGCGCAGGATCGGCAAAAGGGTGCGGTTGGCAAAGCCGCGCGCCGAGGACATCAATGCGCTGTTGGATGCTTGGGCCATCACCGACCCCGACACCCGCAAGGTGCTGACCGGCATAGGCATGAAGGACGGCGCGCTCGGCCAGATCGACAAGACATTGAAGCTCGCCTCCATGACGGCTGCGGCCAATGGCAAGCCTGTCGACGCGGCCTCTGTCCGCGCCGCCTGGTCGAACCGCGATGTGGAGGGGATGTGAGATGGGCGCGGCGCTCTCAAGAACATCGCCAGTCAGCCGCGAGGTCGGCCTGATCGCCGAACTGCTCGCACAAAACCTTGGCGAGGACGGTCTTCATCTGCCCGGCGACAAGGCGACAGTCCTGCTCAAGCGGCTCGACCTGATCAAGCGGCAGATCGCAAGCCTTGAACACGAGCTCGGCACCTTCCGCGCGGTCGAACAGGCCAGCGGCGCAGCCGGTGTTCTCGATGATCTGTGCCTGGAAGTCCTCCAGGGCGGCGTTCTCGACAGCGCCCAGGGAGCACCTGTTGTCTATCCGGATTTCAGCAAGGGGAAACGGCGATGACGGTTTCGGTGCGCGGAGAGAGCGGCATGAACGCCACTGTCGCCAGGTCGCTCAAGGCAGACACGCCGCAGAAAGCCGTGCTCACCCATGTCGAGGCCGCCCGGATCCTGGTGAGCAGCCGCCATGCCGCGCTTGACCTGACCGTCGACCAGATCCGCGAGCTGGCGGCGGCGGTGTTGATCCTCGACCAACAGCTTGAGGACGCCAACCGCCGCATGGCCGCCATGATGCTGGCCGAGACAGGTCCGCCCGAGCCGGCCCCAGCCACCAAGCCTGGGATAGTTCACGTTCCGCTGGTGACGGGCGGAGATCCTAAACTCACCGAGGCTCTTGAGGCGCTTGTCAAGGCTCGGACGCAGCTTGAGCGCGACCGGTTCTCGAATGGCGAAAACGCCGCCCGCCAGAGTTTCGAAAAAACGGCGATCGCCGTCTGCAATCTCGTTTCACCCAAACAAAGGACATGATCATGAGCACGGCCGTCATTCTCGAAGAACGTCCCGAAGAAGGGATCACCCAAGTCAATGGAAAGCCCTACATGGCCGACGCCAAGGGCGCACTGGTACCGCTCGAAATGGTCAAGGCGGCGGACAAGCTCGAAGACGAGACGGTACGGAAGATCATGGGGTTTGCCAGCGATCTCTCGGCCCGGATCGCGCGGTTCCGGGGCCACACCATGACCGATATCGGCGAGTTCGACGCACTTCTCGAACAGGAATACGGCACCCGGAAGGGCGGCAAGAAGGGCAATCGCACCTACCAGAGTTTTGACGGGCTGATGAAGGTCGCGGTCGCTGTGGCCGACTTTGTCGATTTCGGGCCGCAATTGCAGGTTGCCAAGACCCTGATCGACGAATGCCTGAATGAATGGTCCGCCGACTCGCGTCCCGAGATCCGCGCCATCGTGACTCGCGCCTTCAACACCGACAAGCAAGGCCAGATCAACCGCTCGGAGATCTTCATGCTGCTCCGGCTTGAGATCGAGGACGAGCGCTGGCTTCGCGCCATGGAAGCAATCCGCGATGCGATGCGGGTGACCGGCTCGAAGGAGTATGTCCGCTTCTACGAACGCAAGCGCGTTCCCTGGCAGGCGGTCACCATCGATCTGGCGAAGGCGTAAGCCCATGCGCAAGACCGCGCCCAAACATGCCCCAACCGGGGTCATCGATCTTTTCAGGTGGCGCGCGGCCTCCGACATCCAAGCACGCCGCCGGGAACTTGCCCGGCGCATCCAGACCCTCAAGCCCAACGCCTGGCGGCGCGTCGAACTGCAGGCGGAATTGAGGCGGCTGACCACCGAGGCGTTGAGACTGGAGACAAGACAGTGACCGCTCTTGCCACCATCCACATTGGCCTGAAGCAGCTGGGCATTGCCGAGGATGATGCCCGCGATCTCTATGAACGGCTGACCGGCGAACGCAGTCTGCGCGCCATGCGACCAAGTCAACATCAGGCCTTGATTGATGAACTCAAGCGGCTGGGTTTCAAACCAGCATCGACGGAGTCGAGGCGGCGGCTTGACGGCAAGTATGCACCCAAGCTGCAAGCACTGTGGATTGCCGGATACAATCTCGGCCTGATCCGCAACCGGGACGACGCGGCACTGCTCGCCTTCGTAAAGCGCCAGACTGGCATCGATCACACCAGGTTCCTGCACTATTCCGACGACGCCTCGAAGGCGATCGAGGCGCTGAAGGCATGGCTGGCCCGCGATGGCGGCGTCGACTGGCGGACGTGGAAGGATTGGGAGCCAAGCAACGGCTGCCGGATCGCCATGGCACAATGCCTGATCCTCGATCCGGAAC